GAGGCAGCGCCGTTCATCTGCGCTGCGGACTGTTGCCCGGTCTGCGTGGCCTGCGCAAGGACTTTGGCCAGCGCTTCCGTGATCTTTGCGCCTGCGTCTGCCCACAGCTCGGCAACGGTGCCGGTGGATTTGCGAAAGAGCGACTCTACCTGCGAGAGATCGTCCTTAAGCGCGTTGACGTCAATACCGACCGCGATTTTTACCGTGTTATCAGCCATGTCCTCACGTCCAAACAAAAGAGCAGCCCGCGGGCTGCTCAGGAGAAAAAGAGGTTCTGCTTACCGTTTATCGCTCAATTTAGGCGGCGCCTGAAGACGCCAGCCATCGTCATATTTCTTGAATGGAAGCACCGCATTATGAATGGCATCGTTGGGCGGCACCGGAATATCGACCCGGGTGAGATCGGTAGGGTTGAAGACAATAATCTTGAGTCGTTTGCGCTGTTCCAGTGTGAGCTTCTGATAGACGCTCCCATTCTCACGCAGCATCTCACCGAGTTCCGTTGGCTTCCATCGCCACTGGAATTCGGCCACCCCAGAGCCCTTTTCTTTGTCAGTTGTGATCCCGGTCACCTGAACCACTTCCATTGAAGCAATGGCGAACATGGTGCTGCGATGATCACATCCGTTGGCGGTGTTGTGATCGTCGCCGAGCTTGAGGCGATCCATATTCGGCGCGGCTTTGCCTTTTTCAGTTAAATCGACACGCCAGTAATCCTGCCCGTCAGGTCTTACCGTGACATACCCTGCCAGGATTGCCAATGGCGTTTCGAGATCTTTGTCTGGTGTAAGGTCAATGGGGGTTTCCTCACCTTTTGGGTAACCGCTAAAGCACTTCGGTCCAACCCGGCCGAGATTCACGATGATGCCGCTGATCTCGTCGTTGAACCGCTCCTGGATCGCCTTGGCTGCGCTCTTGCGATCGAGCGAGCCTCCGGAACAACCGGCCACTAAAGCAACCGCCACAAGGCATGCTGCTAACCAAAACCCCGGTATCTTTTTCATCTTCATCAATGCTCTTCCCCAATCTCCTGGCAAATCAGCCAGCATGTATGGGCAAAAGATTAGCAAAAGTCCCAGCAATGGGCAAACATTTTTTAGTCGGGAAGCCTTGTCATGCTTTATAAATCTGGGGAAGCTTTTTGTTGGTCCCGCCCCCGGCAGTGGCCACAGCCTGGGCTAATTCATCCAGAGTGGTCTTGCTGCCGCTCTTTTTCGATCTCCCTTGCAGACCTTTGCTACCGCCCCTGAGATATGCCGCGACTAAAACGTGCGTCGGCGGATAGTCCTGCCAATAGTCGAAGAGTTCATTTGCCTCCCACAATGTCAGCCGGCTGATCTGGCGGAAGGTCCATCCGGTAGCAGTAGCGATGTGCCCGTAGATAAAAGGCCAGTCCGCTATACCGGTACCGGAATCGGTTCCCCCCGCGGCCGCCTTTTTGAGCCCGGAAACTTCAAGCACTGCATTGAAAAGAACAGTGAAATCATCAAAGGTCAGCCCGTTTTCAAGCTGTTCGGCCGTCAGGTCCTGGTGCACCTTCCGAACTGAGTTCAGGACCAAAGGCAGATATCTCAACAACGAACTAAGGCCAGGGGTCTCATCCGAAGGCTTCTCCTGAAACAAAGCATCCAACTGGCGGAGCTCTCCCAGCGTTAGAGATGACACTGTAAGTTGTCCCAGAGATGTTGGGACGGTTTGCTGCTTAAGCATTGTGAATAGCCTCCAAAACATTATTTGAGTTGCGCCACGGGAAAACCCATTAACCACAAAGGACACGAAGGTTCGCAAAGGTTCGTCCTTCTGAGCTCAACCCCTTCGTGTTCCTTTGTGTCGCTTTGTGGTTAAAGCTTTTATTCGTTGCAGTACATGTCGATCACCTGGCCGGCGGCGTTGGCAAAGGCCTCAAAGTCAAACTCAGGAATGATGAAGTCTTCCTGCTTGGTGGCAAAGCTGAGCTTTGACGCCACCACCGAGTAGAGAAGCACGTTGAACTGGTTGCCGTTGTAAACGTTTTCCAGCAGCACCTGGATCGTCGGCGCAAAGCCCATGAGCTGATTGGTGATATTGAGCTGGGTGCCCGTGGCGGCAGCATTGAAGGTATAGGAAATCAAGACAACCGTGCCGTTTTCCGAGGCATTGAACGAATACACGCCGGCGGCTACAGAGTACTGCCCGATTGCCGGCGCAGACGCGACCTTGGTAAGCGGCAAGCCGGTGACGCTGTAACGCACACCCCAGTCCTGAACGAACTGGGCCGAGTTGACCACAGTAACGGCGCCGGTGGCGATGGTGCCAGTTTCATCCAGGGCAACCTTCTTCATGCCGGCCACCAGAGGCTGGCCGAAGAACAGGTCATTGAGCATTTTGCCGTTGATGGAAGCAAACTTCGCTTTGCCCGTGATCTTGCACTTGCCTCGGGCCACGGCCTCAGGAAACTGCTTTTGTCCATAAAGCTGCTTGACGTCGCCTGAAATATCGAGGGAAACGTCCTGCAGCGTTCCGAATTTCATGGGAGTGGGGTTGGTGGCGGTGTTGCCGCCGACGGGAAACCCCCACAAGGTACCTGCGCCAAATTCAAACATTTTTTCTTTCTCCTTTTGGGGAGCCGGCCCTGCACTCCCATAAATTGAAGCCCGCGAAACCACGCGGTTTGTGAACTGAGGATGGGGTCTAAGCGGTGGTGAGAATTTCTACCGGCACCACGGCAAGCGCCATGGAGCCAACAACGTTCTCAACAATCTCAATCTTTCCTTCAATGCGGCAGTGGGACACCTTGCCGCCGAGTGATTGTGCTATCCCTGGCGTCGCGGCGCGAATGGCAGCTTCCACCGCGTCCAGAAGCGAATTCAATTCGGCGGAAGGGACCGAATTGGGTTCGCTGTCACCGGCGGTGTAGAGCACCAGATCGACAGTCATCCTGGCATGGATGGGAAGGCCATTCACGCTGGTCCCGGTTAGTTCGTCCTTCTGCACCTGGTACAAGGACGGACGATCGGCGGGCGAGAGCTGCGAGGGATCCTGCCAGCGCCGGCTGACCGTTTTGAACGGACCAGCCGGCGTGAGGAGCGCGCCCTGCAAAACGGCGAACAGCGCGGAATAAATCTGCTCACGGGGAAAAATCACTGTGACACCTGAACTTGCTGGATCGCCTGCTCAAGCAGAGCAGGCAATGCCTTTTGAAGATCATTGATTGCCGGACGCAGATAAGGCCGTGGCCGGATATAAGAGCGATGCCCATCTTTTTTCTTATATGGCCCGCGACGACCGGCAAAGCCGCCGTATTCGTGGATACGTGCGTAAGGCAGTTCCGATCCAATGCTGACAGCCAGGCCTTGACCATCGGGACTAACCTGAATGGAGTTCAGGACCGAGTTCATCAGGTTGCCGCTGCGGGAGGTGAGCAAATCGCTGGAACTGCCTTTGCTCGCCGTTCCCGCAAAATATTTTGGGACCGCCGTTCGCAGCGATTGGTAAATAAGCGGTTGCAAGGCTTTATAAACCTGCGCCACCACGCGAGGCGCAAGTCCGGCAAGCCGCTGCTGAAGTTGCTTGATGGCCGATTCGTCAATTTGAACGCTAATCACAGCGACAACCTCCGGTACTGGCTGAAGATGGCCATAGAGCGGGGCGGAACATCGCCCATGTCGAACGAAACGTTTACCTGGCCGCTCATGCTGTTGGTTTTCTCGCCGATGCGCACGCGCTGGCGATAGGTCAGCGCAAAGGCCTCAATCGCCGCCTGCTTTAGATCGAGCGGCACACTGGGAAAGCCTGCGGAATATGCGAGCTGAACATTCTGTAAGCCGCGACAGAAGCGAAAGCCACGCAGCAGAATTCGGCGTCCATCCCAAAGGTAGCCGGCGGTCGTCGGAGTAGTCGCCGCCTGGATGCTCACGCCATCGATGCTGACGCTGCTGACAGAAATGACGGGAAAATTGCGCGGGAGCAGACGGTCAGAATCATTACCGTCATAGTTCTCCGTCAGCGGACCAAGCACCGACGAAAGAATGTGCGGGCGGTCAATGTACTGCAACACTTGCAGGCTGGCGTTGGTGATAAGGCTTTGCAGAGTGACATCGTCATTGTTGCCCTGGTTGGGCAGCCACGATTTCAGTTCTGCAACCGTGCAAAGATCGTCAGGGGCGGCAGCCATGGTTACCTCCAAAAAATGAAACAGCTTCGCAGCACGCGTGCTGGTTCTGTTGAAGTTCAAAGAAGAAGGCAGCCTGGGCGACGGGAACCACAGACTGCCTTCCTTCTCCTTCAAGCCTGCTGGTTGGCAGGCGAGGACCACCGGCGGCGATACGGGACAATCAAGCCGCCGATGAATCGTTTTATCCGTTGGCCACGTTGGCAATCACGCCAAGCGAGAATGGTGCACGGCAGACGAGGACTTCGTCGGCATAAACGCCATAAACGTACTGGCGAGAGACAACGGGCCACTCGATCTGGTAATAGTCGCGGCGGCAGCGGACAAAAGACACGTTGTCCACGCCGGAAAGCGGGTAAGGAATTTCCGAGCTATTGAAGAAGATGGTGCCGGGAGCAAGGTTGGGATGGATGCGGATATCGAGGAACTGCTGCGTGAACTTGTTCCAGTACTTGGCGATACTGGCGCCGCCCAGCAGAGCCGGCTTGTCGTCTTCCGATCCGGTGCCGCCAGGCAGAGTGAATCGGAAGAGCGGCACGCCGCCGGACGCAACAATCTTCTTGTTGATGTTGCGCGCCTCCTGCGAGTTCACCCAGATTTCCGTGGGGCTGAGACGCTTGTTGTCCCAGAACCACTGGAGCGCCGTATCAATTTCCAGGATGCCGTTGGCCTGATCAGCGGTGAGGGTGTTGCCGTCGAGCGAGTTGAAGTAACCGGCGTTGGACTTCAAAGCTTGTGTGAGGAAGCCATCGAAGACCAGAGTATTGGCTGATCCATCTGTGCTGGAGTTTGCGGCGTTGGCCAACTGCGTGCCCGCAACCGGAGCGCTGATGGTGACTTTGTTCACCGTGGTGATGGTGTTCAGAGTCGCCGTTGCCGCGCTGGTGCCGATGTACCATGCGTATCCGGCTGCACCTTTCACCGCCGGCACGGTAGCAACCACAGTCTGCTGACCAGCAGTGGTGACAGCAGCCGAAGATGCGGCGCTGATGGCGCTGGCACCCGCGCCGTACTGCGTGGACGTGCCATCAATGTTGACGCGTGTTACCTGGCCGTAAGGAACGCCGCTGATGGAAACAGTGGCATTGGCAAGCGCGCGCGCAGTGAGGGCGGTTACGAAAACGAGGAGGCTGAGCCCTGAGCCAAGTGTCCCACCGTTGGCCAGAGCGACGGTCGGCGCTGGAGGCGTTCCCAACGGCATGGATGAGTTGCCGTTCAGAATCACATTCTCCTCGCCGATCATAACCGCGCGCAGCAATGACTGTACGAGAGTGGCTTTGTTGTCGAACTCTTTGCCGCCCGACCAGACAGCTTCCCAGTCGATGGAAGCTTCCAGTCCGAGTCCGGCGTAGGATGCAACGTAGTCCTGCTCAGTAACGCTCATTTCTGCCGAGCGACGTCCCGGAGCAACGCCGAGTTCGAAACCCGACGTATTTACGCCGGTGATCGCTTTCCAGCGCGTCGCGAGATCGCCACGATCGCTGAGCTGGCGCGGCAGACGGTTACGCATCGGCGTGATGACCGGATAAAGCTGAAGCGCCGGCCCGCGCAGATCAAACGCGTTTAAGTTGCCAGCCACGCCACTGATAGTGGCCTGGCTGATGGTGGTTTTATTCAAGGAGGACAGGTCCGCCTTGTTAAGCAGATCAAACGTCTGCTGACTGAGATCGCCAAACATTTTTCTGTTCCTTTTCTCCGCTGGATAATTGCGGTTGTTGAGGTGAATTCGATACCTCAGCGGCTAAAGCCAGCTAAGTACTGGCACTAACCGCAGGCCATAAATGCCTGCTCCACCCCGTGCAGGAAGAATGCCGGCCGGGTGGTCTGGGGGCGCTGATTTAGCGCAGGTAGACGGAAGCCGGCTGGGGTTTCTGCAGCGTCTTCTTCAACAGTTCATGGACGCTGGGTTCACCGGCGGACTTGGCCAGCGCTGGACGCGCGTCATCTTCTTTGGTTACGGTGTGCGTGGGCACGCCGGTGCGCGCCACACGCGCCGAGGATTCCTGCGGCGAAACAAGTTTTTCAACCAAGGACAGGAGATTACTCAGCGAGCGCTGGATCTCCTGGTTATTGCTCTCTATTTCGCTACGCAAGCCGGCTACTTCCTGCTCCATCTCAGCCAGCTTGGCGAGCGCAGAGGCGGAACTGGCCCGCGCCTTTTCCAATTGCGCTTTGTCATTTGCTTCCAGCATTGTGTTTTGATCTCCTGTTTTTATTCCGGAGCGTGAATCGCCCGGGATCTTTTTCATGCCAGCCGGAGCCGAGCGTGCAGCGTTATCGGCAGCACCGTCATCTAGCAACGCGTCCATATGGCTTTCTGCTTCCTGGTGACTTTCCGCCATTTTGTCCATGCACGCTTTTATGGCGTCGAGGTGAGCGCGCGTGGACTTAGAATGGCGCGCGCCGATCTTGGCGGCGTGGTCTGTTCTGGCATCTGCATGCGTGAATTTGCGGACTTCGCAGGTGCCATCGGCTTTGACGGCGGTAAAGTGCGCACCGGGAACGCAGGGGTTATCAACCACGCTGATTTCCACGGGGTTAGCGGTGAAGCGAACAAACTCGCCGTCTTTCCATGAGTTGACATAAGCGCCACCGATGGAGAACCCGGTGTAGACGCCGAGCATGCATTTCTGCCAGGCAACGCTATCAACAATGCGAGCGCCAACTCGAATCTGTTTCAGGTCGTCATCGAATGCGATGGCGACAAGCTTGCCCACGGCGCTGGGCACGTGCATCTCGCGGACGTTGCCCAGACTTTTACCGTCAGTGGCTTTGGAGATTTCGTCACTCCAGCTCTTGAAGTAAGGCTTGGAGGATTGGTAGTCGAAGATCTCGCCTTCTTTGTCGACGATCTCGGCGGTGGCAATGCCCCAGACTTCGTGTTTGGATTCATCGATCTTGGCGATCTGGGCAAAGAGATTCAAAGATTTCATGTTTGCTCCAAGGAAAAACGCAGCCGGTGGGCTGCCTGTGGGTTAGCAATATTTGTTTCGTGAGAACTCCCTGATGCACCTTTGTCACAACCAGCATCCTCGGGGTCCTTCGACTCCACCTCACGCCTTGCGGCGCTCGGTGCCGCTCAGGATGACAGGGGTTGGGAATCGGGCGCGTGTTGAGATTCGCTGTTCAGTCGAACTTGCTCTGACGATCCCGAGTCGTGCGCAGTTCCTTTGAGATCAAAGGGAAATGCGCCTCTGGTGGTGATCACGACATTCCCGACGCCGATGGGATGCTTGCCCAGGCTTTCGCGGACTTCGTCGATGGAGAGCACGCCGGCGCGGACATAGAGATCATCAATTTTTGCCTGCTCCAGTGGATTCAGGGTGCGGTCCTGCTCCCAGACGAATTCGATATCGTTGAAGCCGAAGTGGCGAGTGACAATGAAATTAATGGTGTCCGCCAGGTAGCCGAGGATTGGCACAAGGCCTTCCGCCGCAGCCTGCTCCACACTGGTTTCAGCCGTTGCGCGATTCATGACGCTGACGAATTGCTGTGGCGAGAGACCGAAGGCATAGCAGACGATACGGGTAATCCATTCATCAAGCGCGTCTTTGAGCATGGGGTCGCGCGTGAACTGGAGGTTGCCGCATTCGGGAAC